GGAAATCTACTGTGCCATAATTTATTTAGTTCACACGCTCGGTGTACGTTGCACTTGCTGAATATTAATTGGTGCGCAGAGGTAGGGATCAAACCTCCACTTCCATTGCGGAACAATGGTATGCTATCTCTTACATTATCTGCGCTTAAATTCATTCCCTCGCCTGTATCTCAATGCCCATGATTATCGCCTCTTCGAGCGTTTCGACCGGGATTTGTTCCTTGCCAACTGCCCAGCCTTCCTGATCCGTTCCAACGTCTCGGGGGATAATTTCGAGCATGGCGGCCCCAGCTTTCTCAAGTCGCACCGTGGTAATTCGCGAACTGATTCGGGTATTGCTCGCCCGTATTTTTTCCAAAAGATCGGATTCCATCCCTTTGGACATTTCACGAATCATTCCTTGCCCGCTCCTCGGTCACTTCCCTCCACAACTCGGAACACTTACGCTTGAGCGCCATATTCTCCTCCGTGAGTTCCCTGTTCTCCTTGATCAACTCGTCCCGACGCTTGGTCAAATCGACGACCAACATGGGCCAACTCGAAAGTTTCTTGCTCGCTTGGTAGACTTCTTTCATTCCTCCCCCAACTCACTCTCGAAATCCACGACCTCCTCGTCGAAAAAATCGTCGATCATCAACTTCACGCTCTCAAGCATGGCTTGGTCGTCCAAGTCGCTCTCGTCTTCCCATCTGTATAGGATGGACTTCAATTCGTTCGCCAGTTGTCTCTGAGCCTCGATCACGTCCCTTTTCCAAATGAAAAGTCCTTGGGCTTCGAACGGACGCGCGGAATAGCCGTGCGTATCGCTCGCTTCTTTCCGTCCTTGTCCATGAAAAACCCAGCGCACTCCGTGTTCGACCAGAAGAATTTCTCCCCGCGCTCACCCTCTCTAGCGCTCATTACGCTAGCCTTCCCCTTCCTCATCTCCCGGCTTGTCCTCGACCGTCTTTCCAAACGAGCGAAGTTCCCTCTTCAAGTCGCTTATTCTTTCGAAGTTTTCATCCTTGCGAGCTTCTTCCAATTCTTCCCACAAGTAGTCCACTCCGCGATCGTCCAAAAAGTCGTCGTATGGTTCACACGCATCCAAACTCCTACACCCCAGGCGTACGTATCTACCCATCAATCGCCCTCAACAGTTGTTTTGCCTCCTTTGCGGAAAGGTAACCCTCGGACACCCCGTGACGACTTAACCAAAAGGCTGCCCAAAGAAGGTATTCCATGACGTTGCGCTTATGTTCGTTGCGAATCGAAGCGTTCCCGCATTGCGCGGAAAGTACGCCAAGCGAATCAAGCGCGTCTCGAAAAGAAGGAGACTCCTTCATCACTCACCCTCCATTTCGATTTCCCGTCGTTGATCAGCCATGTCCATCATGCAGGAAAAGCAAGTCGCGCAAAATCCGACAGGAAGAATCCCAAAATATCCTCGAACGGCCATTTCCGCATCCGAGTCAAGCTCGCAAGAACATATCGAACATTCCGTCACTTCCTCGGCATTCATGCTCATACCAACCGATCCTTCCGATCGTATTTCCCGCACAACTCCCAAAAGTCACCCTTCGCCTTGCGCAACTTTACCTTCGCGCCCAAAAGAAAACGCCCGGGTTGAGCGCGAAACTTTCCATGACTACCATCGGAAAATTCAACCATTCGCAAATATGGATTCCTCGGAACCATATATACCATGCCAATTCGCTCGATCGGTAAGTCGGCGCTCTGCTTGATCATCCCTTCCTTTACCGATACTCGCTCGGCTACCCTGGCCTTCTCACGGTTTTGCTCGGCCAAGTCCTCAAGCAAAGCAAGCGCCTTCTTGCTAAACCTGCCATTGTAAAAGGTCATTCGCATACTGACCGGCTTGACCCCGCACAACTTGGCGAACTCGTCGCGCTCAAGCCCGGATTCCGCCAAGATCCCTTTCGCCAATTCAATATCCACAGTAGTTACTTGTAGTTTGAAGTATTGACACGTCAAGCATCTTGTGAAAAAAGTTTCAAATGCCTAGAGGGTATCGCCAAAAACGAAAACCAAATACAGTCAGGGGGTTTTGCGACGACGTGACGAAAAACAAAATTATCAAATCCGCAGCAAAGATCGCAGCCAAGCAATCAAATGCAACCGCAGAGCTTAGAGAGTTGCAAAAGCTAGACCCCGAACTCAAACAGTCGGTCGCAAACTTCCTGCGCTACCGCTTGGACATGACAGAGCAAGAGTTCCTGACCCAAGTAAATTCAAAGCTCTCGCGAATGGTCGCGGATGCGCTCAATACCCTACACTCCAAACTCGATGAGATCCCACCGCAAAACCTGGCGTATGCAGTTGCCGTGCTGACCGAGAAGTTCCTAACCGTATCCGGCAGACCATCAAACATCACCGCAAACGCAAACGTCACGCTGGGTGCGTCGGACATGTCCCCGGAACAAGTGCGCACGATACTCAAGGGTACGAAACCAAATAATATAAAATAAACGACGTGAAAAAGGAACTTACAAAAAGACAAAAAAATACTTTGAGCAAACATGCCAAGCATCACAGCGCCAAGCATATGGCGATGATGAGAAGGATGATGAAAGCAGGGAAAACTTTTACCGAGGCGCATAAGTCTGCCATGAAAAAAGTTGGTAAATAAACAACTTTGTAAGAATGGGTAAGCCCGCAGGCCTAGGCCCAAAAATCATCGCCCTGAGAGAACAAGGGTGGTCGTACAATAAAATTCAACAACGCTTGGAATGTTCGAAATCAACGATCGCATACCACTTGTCCCCAGACCAAAAACAAAAGGTCAGGGAACGAGAACGTAAGCAAATGGCAAAGTCTCCAATCCCATACATCGTAAAAAGATTATGGCATTTCCAAAACCCAAGAACCCCAACGGAAAAAACAAGGCCGTGGTATCAACACCGTACCCCAAGGCAAAGAACTAAGGCAATTACGCAAAAAGCGCACCAATTCCAAAAATCAATGACTTTCAACTATAAGGACGTTCATAAAAAATATGGTGACCATTTCCAATGCGCGCTGACAGGGCGTCCACTCGATTGGAACGTTCCAGAGGATTATCAATACGATCACGTCGTTCCTATCGCAAGGGGCGGAGACAATACCTTGAACAACCTTCAAATCCTATGCAACGAAGCAAATCAAGCGAAGGGACACCTAACGGATCAAGAATTCATAGACCTGTGCAAGGAAGTGGTCATTCACGCAGGGTTCAAAATATGGAAGCCTGTTTCGAGTGGGAGCTGACCCTGGCCAAGCTGTACGATCAAGGGTGGCCAACGCTCAAGCACGTACGCCTTGAAAATCAAAAGGGCAAGCAAGGAAGTTCAAGGCTACGGGCGTAGTTGCAAGGAGTACGGGCAAAGGGCCTGAGCGCATGGGGGCAATACTGCGAAAAAAGTAGTACGGGGGGTGATGATAATATAAGAAAGACGCGGGCCAGCGGGCGCGCCCCCGCCCCCCCGGGTCATAGCGCGCGACAGTAAAACGCGGGCGCGGTTTAGTTAGACGCGATCCGCGCGGTTTAGCTACTGCCAGGCGGCCTTTCCGAGCTACAAACGATTTCAAGTCTTTTGTGTTTTCGCATGTTTACGGGGCTTGCGGGCGGGCTGTGCAAAACGGGCCGCAACTTTGCTCGGCTCGGCAGGCGTTGGCTCGCTCATTTCCCCTGACGCATTCAGGCGATTGCGGGTCGGATTTAGGCGGGGCAAATTTTACTCGATTTTGTCCACCGGGGGGCGAAATGATTTTGCAAGTTACTTGCATTAAGCCCATCTCTCGCTCGGGCTGGTTTTTCGCTTAACATCTTCACCTGTTCACCCTGGTTGCAAATTATTTTCGCCCGCAATGTCAGCAAACAAGCGGGCTTTTTCATTTTTTTCAGATTGTGCTTGTCTTTTTCCGAGATTTCTAGAACTGTAGCGTCATGTAGTTTGGAGACTCTCTTCATTCTACCTTTCAACTAAGAACCTATAACACCCATGAAATCATACAAACACTTCCTCGACTACTGCGCCGAGCTTGCGCAAGACATCATTGACCAAGGAGAGGGCGACGACCCGCATGACGCCATCCACGAGTGCGCAGACAATAGCCAGCACGTTATTTACCACGGGCGAGCGTGGGATTTGGTCGACCTCGTGCGCCGTTGCCACGGCGAGCTTTTGAACGACGCCGAAGCCCGGGCCGAAGAGGCGGGCCTACCCCTTGACGAGTTCTCACTTAATTCGCTCATGAGTTGCCTAGCCTTTCACATCCTCGCACTTGGCATCGAGAAAGCCCTAAGCGAGAAACTCGCGGGGGTTTCGGCATGAAGCTAACGCAACGAGAAAAAGCGCTCCTTTGGGCGCGATTTGTGAAGGGAAGGAAGCAATGAAAACCCTTGAGCCTAAACTTTCGACGCCGAGCAAGCTCGCCCTTGCGCGAGCCGCCCTTGCTGGTGAGAAACGCGCGATTTTTTATTAACTTTAAACACTACGATCAACGACTATGACCTACGAGTTATTACTTTTTTTACCTTGGGTATGGATCTTTTTTTTAATGTTCCAAGACCTGAAAAACTAACCAATCAAAAACTGAGAAAGAGAAAAGCTATGAAAACAAAAGAGAAACACGCCACGTTCACGCCCGGCCCTTGGGTCGTTAAACACGACAAGCAAGGCCTTCCCTTTATCGGGGTTGCCTCAGACCCGTGGACTTATCAAGGAACGGTTGCAACGGTTGATACGGGAGAGGCCGACGCTCGCCTCATCGCGGCGGCTCCTGAAATGCTGAAGGCATTGAAGGACATATACGAAATAAATGTGCCGGATGCCGAATGGAGTCCAACCCTAGAGAGATGCTTTGGGTTGGCGCTAGAAATCCTCGCCAAGGTAGGATATGATCGGAGGCTTTGATCCGAATGCTATTAGTGAGATAGAACTAACTTTTGTTCCAGTCCTAGTCCTGCCCTCGCGAGGCGCGATCCCTCGCGGGGGTTTAGGGAAGGGCTTGAACGCTAAATGACTAAACTAAGGAAAGAGAAAGCTATGAAGACAAAAGAAAACACATCAGTCGAAGGCTACAAAATACCTTTTGATTTGGAAGTCTGCAACCTCGCGCTCAAGCAACTCGAGGCCCAAGCAGGGATCCACTCCCGTTATTTATCGAAAAGGAGTCATAGAGACAAGCTCGATGCGGTAAACCAAAAGAGAAAGCAAATCGCTAAACATCTTTATCACGCTCATGGGGTATCAAAAGACGAGTTGTACCTCAACGCATAAGGAGACAGAACGATGGAAATTACATGGAAGAAAAAAGGGTCTTATCAATTTAATGGGTATGACCACAAGGGAGTCCTAGTCTACACAGTAAAAAACAAGTGGGCATTGGGGTGGTGGTACATAACTAACGAATGGGAAGGCGAAGAAATAGGTCAAGACGGATGTGCAGTAAGTGCAATGAACAAGGCAGACATGGATCACAAATCCCTCAACTCATAAGGAGACGGAACGATGAAGCAGCCAACAAAATCTTTCCCTTTTGGATGGTGGACGTTCCAAAAGGATCATTATGGACTCGTTGACAAGCACGATTGGGAGTCCCTCCAACAAGGGGCAATTGATTTCAGTTTCGGTTGGTGCGATTGGCGTATTATCCGCGAAGGCAATAGGAATTGGAGATTAGAACATAGATGCTCGGCTTGCGCAGAATACTTTATCTCCCGAATACAGGCGGAAGATGCGGTTCGATCAAATTACTGGCGACAAAAGCGGACGGAACGATGAGCGATGACAACTACTACACTTGCCCGCTTTGCCTGTTGCTCTGCCACATTGACGACACCGAGGCGTGCGCTTGCTTTCATACTGAGAAAGATGTCGATGACTCGGAAAGCTCTATTACTGGCGACAACCAGGGGACGGAACGATGAAATACGATAAAATTCAAGGACGCAACGAGGCGTACATATACACCGACTCCCAAGAGAGGCGCTGGGAGGTTTGGAGGCAGGCAACTTGGGGCGTTGACTCTTGGGCTATGCGATGCCTTGAGGAGAACATGGAGATATTTGAGGATGCCTTCCCTACGAGGGTGTCGTGTATCCGTCAGATAGTTTATCTGAGCCAACCTGAGAACGAGTTTCACGAACGCAAGATAGCGTGGAGATACCTACGCATACGCACTTGCGGAAGCAATCAAGGAAGGAGAAACCAAGAATTAACCAATCAAAAACTAAGGAGAAAACTATGAAAACAATAACTATTGAACTGACGGACAAACAGCATTGCTTGCTATCAAGAATTGCAAAAGCGGATAAGAGAAAACTCGACGATTTTATATACCTGATAATTGCAGAAGGACTGACTTATTTTTTCTGCGAGAGACAACAGGCCAAGAATGAGAAACTTCAAAAGACCAAAGGGTGGGATGACCTCGAATGGGATATACTTGCATTCCTTGAAGGTCATCATTGATGTAATTGAAGGGATTAACGCCAAGGAAGGAGAAACGTCATGAGCGAATTAACTATAAATGAAGCAATCGAAGAGCTTGCACGCGACCCAAGGGACACGGAAATATATTGCGTCAAGTGGGCAAAACTGGAGGCGCATGGAGTAATTTCAAGAAAGGAAACTTGGAAAACAGAAGCGAAAAGTTTCCAAGTGGCGGCACACAATTGGGAATACGATTGCCATGACTATGTTTGCGAAAAATTAAGAAGTGAATCAGACCAAAAGTTCTTGATTCTTAAGATCAAGCGCTATGATTCAAGCGGCAAACTTGTTGAGGCAAGGCGTTACGACAGATACGGCATAGTGACGGATTGGTGGAGGCTTGAAAAGGAAGGAGAAACGTCATGAGCGAATTAATATGGCTGACAGTTCCGCATCAACTTCCCCCGGTTGCGGTTTGGTATGAGGACAAGGAGAAACTGGTCGAAGGATTGCATGAACATGAAGTGAGTGAGGACTTGAAGTACTCCGAGGAGCTTGAAGACTTTGACAAGTTGATGGACGAGTCTTCCATAAGTTACCATGCGACTGAGTTGATCGACGAAAAGAAATACCTGGCGATGGTTTCGAACGAATTCGCGGATCTTGGGCATCATCAAAAGTTCAAGGCGATCAGGCGCATTGAAGAATGCGCGGAAGCCTTGGGCTGGCGGGAAGGAGAAACGTCGTGAGCGAGGAACAAGACGAATTGCATGAGGCGTGTGACCTCATTGAAGAACTGCTAGGCATGAGTTGCCTGGATGACATGATCAAGGACTTGAAGAAGAGCGAGAAACCGGATGACGATGAATTCATGGGTTACTGCATTGTTTTGCGTAAACAAACCAAGGACTTCATGGAGAAACACGCCAAGAAGGAAGGAGAAACGTCGTGAGCTTTGAACATGCAGTCCTGATCTACTTTGCTCGGGGCGGTGAAGCGCAACCATGCAATGCGTGGAGCGTGGAGCGCGCGCGAGGGTGGGAACTGAGAAACGTGAACGGGTTCCTCGCTTGGGTTCCTCATGGTCGCGCCTCGGTTTTACGTCAAGAACTGAAAATAAAGTGTTAAAAGTGTTAAAGTGTTAAGCTCTTCTTGCGCTTGGGTTCCTCACGCATAGCCCTAGAAAGCCCGTAGAGGACGCTGAAGGGGTGCTTGACCTGAAATGAACCCCCTTACTCACTTTAAGCCCTGCGAGGCTTTTTATGTACCTTCTCGTAGCCGGAAGTAGTCTTAGAAGGGAGAAGGTTCGTCGTTCAAGCGGGGTTCGACGTAGGAAGAGAAACGAGAAAGGGGCTTTTCGAAGGTCGAGAAGGTGACCCCGGTCTGCGAGTTGCGGTTCTTTGCAAGGTTCATCCACATCGCATCCGTCTCGCGGTCGATCTCCTTCTCGCGGTCGAGCAAGAGAACGCAGTCGGCGTCCTGTTCGATTGCTCCTGACTCGCGAAGGTCGGACAAGCTGGGCTTGCGGTTCTCCTTGGCGGAGCCTCTGTTGAGTTGAGAAAGGGCCAAGACGGGAACTTCGAATTCAAGAGCAAGTTGCTTGAGCGAGCGAGAAACGTGCGCGATTTCCTGAGCGCGGTTGTCAAAGCCCGAACTGTTCAGGAGTTGAAGGTAGTCCACCACGGCCAGCCCGAGATCTCCCTCCGCTCGCTGGCGGGCGAAGAATGCGGATACGCTCTCCAAGGATGCTTGAGCGTCGTCCTTGAAGGTGATTGGCCAGGCGGTCATTTGCTTGGCGACGTGAGCGAGCTTGTCCTTCTCTTGCTTGGTCAACGAATTCTTTTCTTTCGGACGAGCGATCCCGCTCGCGGCGGCGAGTAGACGGGACGCGCATTCCGCTGCGGTCATTTCCAACGAACAGTACGAAGTTCGAATCCCGCGCTTGGCGGCTTGCAAGGTGACGTGAATTGCAAGTGCCGACTTGCCCATGCCCGGACGCGCTCCGATTACGTACAGCCTGCCCGGACGGAGTCCACCTTCTAGGTGCTTGTCCAACTTGGAGAAACCAGTCGGTATCGCGCTCTCGTCGCCTGCGTTTGCCGAGAGAAAGGATGCATGCGCTTCTTGGGCGGCTTCCTTCATGCGTACTTGGCCATGCCTGGAGGAGAACGCATGAGCGAGCGAGGAATTGAACGAGGATGCGATTTGCTCGGCGGGCAAGCCCTCGGTCATCCCGTCCTGAGCGACGAGCAATGCGCGTTCGAGCGAGCGAACGTTCCTGTTCTCGATCACGTGATCCAAGTAGCGGTCGATCTTCCCGCCCCCGTAATGCTCGGCCACGAAGGTGACTTCCTCGCTTATGTCGGGCAATTCCATCATCAAGTCGACCTCGTTTGCATCGGGAGCGAGCTTGCTCAAGGTTTCGAACATTCTTTGACGAGCGGGCGAGGTGAAGTCCTCGTTGGTCAGGCGTTCCAATGCGTGGGCCGATGCTCGGCCCGTGTCGTCGCGCATTGCGGCGGCGAGGATCGCCACCTCGGCAAGTTCGTAATCCATTGCTTAGAGGTAACGTTCTCCGAGGGTGGCTCGGACGTGTGGATACTCCTTGGGTATCCAACCCTTGCATGCGTTGCGAAAGGTCGCGTTCCAATCGACGTATCTACGCCCGGAGGAAACCGCCCAGTCCTTGAACACTTCCAATGCCTTGAGATAGTCCAAGCCTTGATCCTGAGCTATGCTTCGAGGGGGTGAAAAATCGGGTGGCAAAACGCATGCTCTTTTCTTGCGTGAAGGCGTGGGCTTGTCATTCGCTTTTTCGCTATGTGTAATATTACTCTTCCGAGAGGAAGAGACGCCTGCGCGCGAGGGAGTGCCGCAGATGTGCCGCAGATGTGCCGCAATTAGCGGCGATATTGCGGCAGACGGAGTCATGCCGTGGAATGCACAATACTCTTCGAGAATTGCATTAGGCCCATCGGCTAAACGTATCCTTTTTTCGTTCTCCTTCATGCCCCGAACATGGTCGCCGCCAAGCTGAACAACATCCAAAAAAAGGTCACTATCGCGAGCAAAAACAATAAGTGGATCGCGAGCTTTTCGACGAACTTTCTTAGCTTTTCCATTGCCTGAATTCCTTCCAATGCCGGACGATGAAAAGCCAAACTTGGTCGGCGTTTGCAACGTCGCGCAAGTGAAAGGCGTTGTCCGATATTATTCCATAGTCCTGCCCATAGGAAAGAACTACGGTCGGGGAGATTGAGTAGTCGAGGGCCAACAATTCCAACCTGTTCACGGCTTGAGTTCAGGAAGGGTAGATTTTGACGTTATTCGAGCCTCGAAGATACCTTTTGACCTTTGGTATGAGCGGGTTCTTGCCCACGTTGATCTTCGCCACGGGACGCCCTTCAGTCCATGCGTTCCATGCCAAGACTCCACCCCGAACTATGAAGTGCGGGGAAATCCTCACCCGTTGGGTCATTTGCTCGATGAGCTTGTTGCGAATGGGTATGATCGGATGCCCGGGGACTAGGTTGATTCCCTTGCACAAGCCCTCCATGAACTCGTCGGCCTTGGAATGAGCGCTCTCCTCGCTCATGGGTATCGTCTTGGATTCCGCCCGGCGCAAAAGGTAATGGAGCGCGATCATCGGAGCGCGGGGCAGCCTGAAGCTCTTGGCCCAAACGCAACATTTTCTGCATGAAGCCTCAAGGTGCGGATACTTGGAAACAAACTCCTCGACTTCGTGGTTCGCTACGTCTACGCGAACCGAGCTTCCCATTCCTTGCCAGCCGAGCTTCCCGGTCGAATCAATTTTTCCAAGTATGCACATCGACGAGTAAAGGGCCGTCGCGAACTTGTGTCCGCCTATTGCCAAGACGTCCGATCCGCTTCTGCGACGTCCTTGATTCAGGGTCTTGAACACCTCGGAGTCTCCAAGCTCGACCCAAAGAGCGTCGAACGGAGTGTCCGCATCCACGCATGCGCTCAAGCGATGCTGCCCGTCGATGAGCTTGTTCTCCGCAAAGATGATCGGTTCCCCGTTTAGTACCCACTCTCCCTGCGTCATGAATTTTTTGTAGCGAGCGACCACGCTGGGCGAGATGCTTCGATTTTTGGAGCGTCCCTCCAATAACTGTTTGGCCACGTCCGGGTAGATCGTGCGGATGGTAACGTATACCTTGCGCTCCTGATCGTACAGAAAGTCGCTCGGGTGGATTTGGTTTATTTGCATTGGTTCATTCATTGGTTTTTTGGTTTTCGTTATCCGTGGTTTCCCACGACTTTGCGTTTAAGAGTTCGACCAAATCGGACAGCATGCAGGTGAACATGCTCTTCGAATTGTTCCTGCGGTGAACCACGCAAGGTGGTTTACTCCCCGAGTCCCGCTTGCTTTGGGCCATCGCGCCGGGCAAGTCCAGGCGCTGAGTGTGCTTGGCCTCAATGTGGAAGGGAAAATCCTCGCTTATCACGTCGGGCGAGTCCGAACCGCCGGAGAACTGTTGCCCCCGACGGCTCGGATACCCGTGTTCATCTAAGAAACGAGCGACCTCGCGCTCGTACCTAGCCCCTTTGTTCCGGCTGTTGATCTTCCCCATCACCACAGTCCTGTTCGAAGCGTATGACCACGTCCGGGTCGCTCACGCTGTCCAAGTTTTCCCCCTCGATCAAGGCGAGCAATTGCTCAACCAGAGCGGCCTGCACGACGATCGCGGCTTGCCAATCACCTTTCGCCACGTGTTCATGCACAAAACCCAAGCCTTGTTTAATCCTGCCAATCTTTGTCAATCTATCAGCCATTTTTTCGTCTCCTCGTAATCATTGTTTTTTAAGAACTTATTAATTTCCTTCTTGTCCCAACACTTAGTCACCCCGCCTTGTCCGCGCCCGATCTTGATCCTGTATTGGGTCAGCGCAATCTGCGGGTCTACGTGCAATTGTTCCAACGAGTTGAGCGAGCGATACCCGCTCAAAGCGAGTGCTTGCGAACTGGTCAGTAGGTTCACGACCTTCCCGCTCATGCCGCCCTCCCCTCGTTGTCTCGACGAACGGCGCTGGCGAATTCATTCATGTCCAACGTGTTCTTGTTGCCCAACTTGACCTCCTCGATTGAATAGTCGGAAATCAAGCGGTAGACGTATGAACGACTGACCTTGAACTTCTCGGAGATTGCAGAAACGCTCAGCCTGTTAGACAAGCCTCCCCCAAGGTTAAGAGTCCGCACGCCGCTCGGGTAGCCCGGCCACTCACCCGTCTTGTTGCACTTGACCCATAACCTGCAGGCTTCTTCCATCCGGCTCGCTTGGCGAGCAACGTCGCTTGCGGAGAGCGTGTAGACTGCCGTGAGGTAGGGCGGGGCTTTCTCGACACAAACAAACAGGAATTGTTTTGGGTCGTATCCCATCAGTCTCAAGCCGTGAAGATACCAATAGGCTTGGAAGTGGTAATTAAACTTAATCACAGAGCGCGAAAATTCTCGCTCGCTCGCAGACTGCGTAGTTTTCAAATCCAACACACCCGCGCCTTCGTTGAATAAGTCTGGTCGTACCTTGCACTCCGCCTTGTGGTGCAAAAACAGGCCCGTCCCTTCGATGATGCTTTCCGGGTCGGACAAGAACTCCTTCATCACGGGGTTCTCTCTTGCCGACTCCGCCATTTCCAAACAAGTGTTGTAGTCGCTCCGAGGGAGCCAACGCTTGTCGGGCGCTTGGTCTTGCATAGCTTGCAAGCTCGCCTTGTACGCATTCGTGCGCGGCCCATTCCCATCGATCAAGTCGGGCTTGGCCGCATACTCGTCTTCGAGCTTCCAAGGCTCCAGCGTCGCAGTATGCGTACACCCTCCCATGACGAAGTGCGGAGCATCGCTCGGCGTCGGGTGATCCAAGTCGTGCTTGACCTTGGCCGGACACTTGGTCACCAGGTCGCTTGCGACCGAGCGAGACAACTCGGGAGACGAATGGTACGCAACGTTTGAAATGTCCGTGCGTAACATCAGAAGGGGTCTTTCCCGTCGGTCGGTTCATCATCCTGCGCGACTTGGCCAGCCTCGAAGGGATCGTCCCCGGTGTAGAGCTTGGTCAGATCGACGCTCATGGCCTTCACCGCAGAATTGATCTCGTCCGAACGTTTCTTGTGAGGCTTCGGAGTCATGACGTAGGACGTGTCCTTGCCCTCCCCGTCCCGTATGACCGCGACGTCGTACTTCCGAGGGTCTCCCCATTCGTCGTCCACGGCGAGGGCGTAAAGCTCGTTCTTCAGCCCGGCTTGGGTCAACTCAAGTATTTGAATCCTGTCGTCCGCATAGTTCCAAACTATGAACGCAAAGAATTCGCGCGGCGGGTCTTGGAACTGTACCCTCGGGGCTTGCTCGTTCTTGGGCCAACGAACCGGGCGACGGTTGCCCTCCGCATCGGTCGTCCACCCGACCATCCCTTGGATAAACCCGGGATTTGGCTCGTCGTCCGAACTTCCCACAATGCGAAACTTGTTCTCGCCCTGAGCGAACTTCATGTAATTGCCCCCCGAGCCTCCGCTCGAAGGCTTTTGAATGTTATCTAAGAATGCCATTGTATTTTGGTGTTGCTTATTGTTGTCATTAGTGATTTGTCTCTAGCGTTATGCCAAGAGACGCGAAAACTAAACCCATCTCCCTGCGCCTTTCTCCACACGTTCGAGAGCGCGTAAAAAAACTCTCCGAAGATACCGGGCTTATTCAGGCCCAGCTTTACGACCTGATCCTCCGAGCAGGCTGTCAGGCAATAGCCGAATGCGATGACTCGATCCAACTTCCTCTGAAGTTTCAGGTCGTAAGGAAGTAAGCTCGGCCAAGAGGTCGGAAATTCGAACCTCGCTTGGGGCCGGACTGGTCAAGACGACCGAGTCTCCACCCGAATGTTCAATCATCACCCCGTTTATCTCTATATATGTTTGTTTTGTAGTCATATGTAGTTCCTCCAATCGTTTATTTATTAAGTTATTTAAAAAAATCCCCTTACAATTTGGGTATAAAGCTGGCTTTTATACTAGGCATCCCCACGTAAATCTTTGAAGTAATCTCGATGGATGAGTGACCAAGGGCGGCGGAAGCAACGGCAATGTTGTTCCCGTTCGTTTTGAATATGCGATGACCAGCATACTTCCTCAAGCGATGAACGGGACGCTTGTCTGTAATCCCACACTCCTCACGTAAAAAAGCTGGGAATTCCCGAATGATCCGATCCTTGGAGACGGGAACAATTAAATCGTCAGGCGACGACTTAAAACTCATGACCTCGTCCCACCACGCCGGATCGCAAGGACGATCTTGGTCGCCCCCGCTCTTCGAGTCTCTAATAGTTATGACCTTGTTCCCATCGTAGTCTTCCCAAAGGTCGCTAAATTTAGCGCGCTGAATTTCCGAGCTACGCAAGCCCAGTCCGTACGCCAACAAGTACGCTTTGTAAAGGTCTAGGTCAGTCGCCTTTAACGCACCGCACTTTGAAGTAATCAAGCCCTCCTCGCGACGGCAGGGCTTGAACGGGCTGACCTTGACAGTATCCAGTTGCAAGGCCACCCAATTCGCAAACCAACTCACGTCGATCCCAAAGCGTTCCTTGTACGTACGAACCCATGCTTTCGAAAATATCGAGCGAGCCATGCGGACGTCGCTCACTCTGCCCGTCTTTTGAGCGTAATGCTCGGCGATGGGCAAACCATCGACCTTCTTTGCGTAATACCTGACGTCGTGTTCGCAAGGGTCAATGTCGTAACAAGCAAGTATGCGCTTCATGCATACGACGTTCTTCGCCTTTACGTCGTCACTCGCTTGACGCCCGGCAAGCAAGCGATTGTATTCGTAAATCTTGTGAAGATCGCAAATCTTCGGCACTACTCGGGCGACCTTCTCATTGGCTATTGAGAGGATTTCGTCCAGCGCTTTTTTACGGGCCACCTCGGGGCAAGTGGTTTCGAGGGACTTACGGATGCGCTCATCGTCAAGATAAGTTTCCATATAGTACCTCCCGTTTCGGAGATATAAGTGGGGGTTTAGTTTACCTTCTCGTTTTGGCAACCTTACGCCACCATGTAAAGGTTTATTACAACTTAATTGCAAATATTCCGATTTTCTTTCGGATTTTAACTTTTTTATTTTCATTGCTTGGTACCGGCGGAGGGATTCGAACCCACGACCAAAAGATTAAGAGTCTAGCGCGTCTTGTGGTAAATACGCAGTCCGATGAGTTGCGGAATCTGCGTTGGTCGTGGTCATGGATGGACAAGTACAGCCAACCTTTACAGGTGTCAAGTGTCTTTCTATGTTTTTTTTGCACAAAGAGATTTTGTGCATGAAAGCAACCGAACTTACCTCTTGGTCTTGGTGCATAAAAAAAGCCCGGGGTTTCCCCCGAGCTTTAAACTAAGAACCGTTGCTATGAAAACAACGATGTGCGCACCCTAGTCCGAACTTTTTATTTTGTCAAGCCCGGGCAGGCTACTTGCGGCCCGGAAGACTAGGCCAAGGTCGTGAGCGTTGCATTTCATCGCGCACGCGCATCGCCTTTCTTGCTTCTTCTCGTCTCCGTTTGTCCTTGTACTTACGAGCCGATCCAAACCATTCGCTGTATAGCTTCCCAACGAGTGGGATGTTTTTCTCATTTGTAAAAACGTCGCCTGATACGATTTCAGTAGACTTTGGAGGAACAAGTAAATCCGTTATACCTTCCACTCTTTTATCTGGATCAATAAGTTTGCGACCCGAGTATCTACTTAGTCCAAACAAGGTAAGCAATGCATCCCCTGCGTTTTCCCATAGTGAAACATCGCGATCAAGAATGAAGTCCTTAAACGTATTGACTCCGGTGATCCCCCCGCCAAACAAAACCGACAAGCGAACAGCTTGCCTCATTCCCTCGCGGATTTCCTTTGGATTTCCACTTGCAATCTTTCGCGTCACTTGCCTTCGCGTTGTTTCCAATTGCTTGAGTCCAAAACTTTTTAAAAAGAAAAAAGGACGGAAGTTTGGATTCTGCAAATAAAACTCGGAGTATTGAGATAATGAAATTGGTTGAGTTCTTGCGAGCTTGGAAAACAAGAACACCTTAACGTTCGGGTCACTTGCATCGCCTCGTCGAATGGCATCTACCATACTTTGCGTTTCGCCCTCAAAAAACTTAGACTGTTCGGCGATAAAATCCCTATAGCTTTTTGAGTTTTTATTTGCTACTTGCTTTCTTGCTTGGGCAAATGCCGAGTTCAGGTTGTGTTCCTTCATTACCTCGTCCATTCTTTTGAACCCAACCTTGCCGAGCGTCCACCTTAACGTGTTGTTTAGTTTCTTTTGGAACGCGCCTGTTTTGTTTGCTTGGGACTGCGAAAGCGGATCGGCAAATTCTTTTGCAATGTCATCAAGCCCCAAATCTTTAACTCGAATCCCGGCCCCGCGAAAAGTTTTCGGAATAGCTTGCAAGGCCTCGAACGTTCCGTTTCGAAATGCATTGAGCATAAATTCGGACGCTTGAGTTATGCTCGAAATCGGGTTGCCAATACTTGTTAAATACATCGCGTCCCGATAAATTTGCCAGCCTTGCGCAACGCTTTTTTCTCCTCCATCCAACCTAGCTCCAATCAAGTCATTCAACTCTTGCGCCTGCTCGGTATTTATTGATTTTTTATCCCTCAACCTTGCAAGTTCATCTGTATATCCGTCTACGCCGCTGACCTTCCCCGTGAACCTGTTTTTCGCAACCCTGTAGGTTATGTTATTTATGTAGTTTTGTACGTTTTCTTCAAAACTTCCATAGAACTTCATATGCTCAGGCAGGATTTCCTCGACGGCTCTTTTCTTTTGAAACCCTGCCTTTCCATCACTTGCGTATTTTGAACCCTCCAAGTATTTTCTTATAACTTCCCGCCTTTCAAAATCCGTAAGCTCCAAATTCCTTGAAAGTGGCGTGTTGTTTTTTGTCGCTTCATCAGTAAGGCGTTGCCACTTTTCCCGTCTTGCCAACTCAATGGCATCAATGATTGGATCTTTTGCTTCTTTGCCAAGCGACTTCAAAAACCCGTCGTGATCCTTCATTATGCGTGGGACGTATCCAGCCAAGTATGGAATCTCTACGGCATTTTTGTCGCCCAGCAAATACAAGTCGTCAAAAGTTTTTCTTAACTCCTGAAACTCCCGATTCATGCCGGGAATTTTGTCCTTGTACTTGCGCAGCACGTCATGAGCTTCAGGCAGTTTGCCATTCATCGCATGACGCGAAAACGCTTCAGCGTCAGCCTTTGAAATTTTGCGCAACTTGCCAAGACTTTTTAGAAAAGGAACGGCCCTGTTCATGTATTCACCCGACAAAAGGTTTTGCTCAAGTTCGAAATTGGTCAGCCTGTTTGCCATGCGCGGGCTAATCTCCTCAACCCTCGAAGCAAGCGGTCTTATAATCTTGTCGGAAACAGGCGAGACTGGCCATTGCATCGCCTTGTTCACTCCCTTGATAAACGCCGCAAACGGCTTGGTTACGGCTTTTAAAACGGGATCGGGCAATTCAATCGCGCCAGCATGCGCAACCGCAACTTTTCCATTTACGGGTGGGCGGATGACCTTGTTGGGATTTGCCCGGGGCGTATCCTTGGCAATCTTCTCGGCGACTTCGGCGCTTACGTTTGAACCTTGGGCGTCGGCCTTTCCTCGAAACGCGCGCAACGCCGCGCCAAACGTCTTGGCAATGGCTGCATCCGCTCCGGCAAACTCAACTGCGTTCTTGAGCCTTCCCTCGGCAAACGTGTCGTCGGGGTCGCTTTGCAAGTACCGAGATATAGGGTTGGACAATTGCGGGTAACGCTCGACCATGTCGGACAGTCGCTCTTGCTGGCCGCTAAACCCCAAGCCCCCTGCACTTGCTGAACCAACCGCCGTCGTTGCAACTGGCCCCATGCCTGCCGAGCGAGCCAAAGCTCCCCCCGGCAATGCAGACGATGAAAACTGAAACAAAAC